TGTGGCAAACATCTTCATCAGGCCACTTCATACAATTCTTTGGCGGCTCAGGTGCTGCTGGTTGTGGCAATATTGGTTTTATAAACAACAACAACCTTATGATATCAAACGATGCCGACAACTCAGGTTTGCAGTTTGGTTCTGGCTCAATAACACCAGCCTATGATGGAGCGGGTCAAAACAATTCTGTTGATTTGGGAAGCACCAGCACTCGTTTCAAAGACGGTTATTTTAGCAACGGTATAACAGCAAGATACCATTACAATCTTGATGACCCCGATACATACATAGATTTTGCTACTGGCAATCTAATCAGGTTTTTCAATGGCGGCAGTGAGAAGGGCAGGTTTACCACTTCGGGATTTGCGGTTGGCAAAACATCTTCAGGAGATGTTTCAGCCGCTGGTGCTGAACTGAGTACAACAGGTTATGGGATGTTTTCTCGTAGTGATAACATTGCGATATATGCTAACCGTGGAAATACAGGCAGTCTTGTCTGGTTTGGCAGAGCGGGTGCAAATAAAGGTGATATTTCAGTTAGTTCGACAGGCACAACTTACAACACAACCTCAGATATACGCCTCAAACAAGACATCGAACCGTTAGTCGCAACAGACAAGCTGATGGCTATGAACCCTGTGTCATATAGCTGGAAGGCTGACCCTGACGGGCAACGCTCTATGGGCTTCATTGCACAGGAGATGCAGGAAGTCATGCCAGAGGCAGTTAGCACTGGCGATGACGAGGATGCGATGATGTCTATGGATTACGGACGCATCACGCCAATACTGGTGTCGGCACTGCAAGATGCTCACCGCAAAATCGAACAACTAGAAAGCCGTATTGCGGCGATGGAGATTGGAAATGAGTAGCTTTGGACCTAACCATCACGCTGCAAGTGTCTGGGTTAATTTTAATGGTACTGGCAGTATTGCAACTAGAGATTCGTTCAACGTGAGTGGATTGACGGATAATGCAGGTGGAAATTATACGGTCGATTTTTCCTTATCTCTCTCAAACAGTAACTACTGTTTTACTGGTACAAGCAGCGGAGATGATGGCAATTACGGTTACACCTTTATGGATGGTACGGTGAACAACCAATTCGTCTATTCAACCAGCAACCTTAGATTAGGCACGGGTTATGCTTCTGCTACAAACAGTACGGCACAACCCGTTGACGCACACCAAATCAATGTTGTTATTCACGGTGACGTATGATGCATTTGCTTGACCGCCTAGCAGAAGCAAAGCAACGGCTTGAGCCGCATCAAACAAAGTACGCCGTAATGTACGAAGATACCGATATGGCCTGCTGTGCTGGTTATCACCCAGACCCAAATGCTATGGCGGCACTGATAGACGGCGGTGTGTTCCCGCCTGTGTGGGTGTACTGGGAACTGGCAAAAGACGAAGCACAGCCTGATTTCAAACGGCATCATCGTATGCACCTATTGCACGACACGCCCCGTGAAGGTCCGAAAACAGAAGAAGAAGCCCTGTTGTATCTCATTATGAAAGATGTGCCACAGCATATCTGGAGAAACTACGAAACCAGCAACAGTGTTCATCTTAAAATCATTAGGCGTGAACAGCAGCCAGACAGAGAATTTCGCAACGCTTGGAGGGTCGCAGCATGACCACAGTTATTGCAGATAAAAACGGCAACGAGATTGCTGCCGCATCAGCCACAGTACCAAGCGACAGGCACTTTCGGAACGCTTGGGCATTGGACGGCACGGTCATCACAGAGGACTTGGCAACAGCCAAACTCATCTTTGCCGACAAGATTAGAGAAGCCCGTAAGCCACTGCTTGAGGCACTAGACGCTGACTACATGAAGGCTCTTGAATCTAGCGCAGATACCGCTGCAATCGTGGCTAACAAACAGGCGTTGCGTGATGCGCCTACGGCTGGCAACAGCGCAACAACAATCACTGAACTTAAAGCAGCGTGGCCTTCATGCTGCGGCGATAGCCCATACGAGGAGTAAATTATGGCTAACACATACACTTGGGATTTTCCAGCACTTGATGTTTGCAATGAGGCCCAGAACGGACACTCTGATTGCATCAAGACAATCCACTGGATTCTTACTGCTGTATCTGACAGCGAGACTAACGATGAAGGTGAAGCACTAAACGTCAGAGCCTATGGCACTGCTGCTGTAGCCACACCAGACGAGGGTGACAGCGACTATGTTGCTTTCGATGACATCACAAAAGACTGGTGCAAGGCCAAGACGCTTGAGGCTTTGGAAAAGACTGAGGCTGAGATGCAGACAATGCTTGATGAGCAGATGACTGCGCTTGCTAATCCTCCAATGCGTCAAGCTGTTCCGGCTGGCTGGGATTAAGCCGCCTAACAATGGACAAGCTGGACACAGATTTTTGGGTAGCGTTTGGGGGTGTTACAGCCCCTATTTGGGTAACTGCGCTAACCGACTGGTTCGGCTTGTTCGCTGCCGCTGGTGCTGCGTTGCTGGTGGTTATACGCATCTACAAGAATATAAAAAAATAATGTGGCGCATGCTTTCCTGCTTTTCGTATTTGTGGGCATTGCCGAAAACGAGAGGCTTGTAAGCAACGATATGTACTTCCGCGATTTGAATGATTGCGTGTGGTACGCGCAGAAACTTCACAAGCAGGGACAGAAAATCTCTGCTTATTGTTTGCCTAGAATGGTGCCAAAGGGGAAGCAGATTTATGATTGACCCAGTATCAGCCATGGCAACAGCCTCAACGGCATTTGGAGTTCTTAAAAAGGGATTTCAGATGGGCCGGGATATTGAGTCCATGGCCTCCGACCTTGGGCGCTGGATGGGCGCCCTGTCTGACTTGGAACAGGCAGAGAAAGAAGCAAAGAACCCACCAATATTCAAGAAGCTATTTGCTGGCAAGTCTGTAGAACAAGAAGCTATAGAAACCTTTGCCGCAAAAAAGAAAGCGGAAGAACAGCGCCGCGAGTTGCAGAACTGGATTGGCATGACGATGGGCAAGTCCAAGTGGGATGAGCTTGTTCGCATGGAAGGTGAGATACGAAAGAAACGCAAGGAAACAGTTTACGCCCAGCGCGAGAGGCGCCGCAAGTTTATAGAAATTTTGTCTATTATACTGGTTGTTATAACGGGCTTAGGCATCATAGTGGGCTTAATTATGTGGCTCAAGAGTATGCAATAGTGTCCACCCGGACAGGCACTGCGGGCGAGTTCATAGTTTGTTCATCAATTCTACAGCTAGAAGGTGAGTGGAAGGTAGTACACACACCTCAAGACAGAATAGATGTGTTGGCATTCAATGACGTTTCTTTCCTGCGGATTAGCGTTAAAAGCAGCACCCTAACAACAAACCCAGACGGCAGAAGGCCGGGGTACCACTTTCAGAACGGCACTGGCTCAAGAAAGAAGGTACTGCCAAACGCAAAGGAGATAGACATTGTGGCACACTGTTTTTTGGATGACAGAAGGGTTGCGTATTACGCCGCCGAACAGGTGCAGCAGTACAGCCAAAGGCGTCCGATGCACTACGCCAATGCGCCGTCTTTTGAACAAGATACTTGGGACCGGGCGGTGCAGATTGTGCAAAGTAGAATGAAATGAAGCACGCAGTTATAGGCATAGCGTTCTTTATTAGCGGCTGTGAGTTGGTCAAGAACATCGAACTACCAGAGGCAACATCAGTGCTGTCATCTTCTGCGGCTGCTGCTGGTACGGCTGTTGTGTGGGCGCACCCTGTTCCTATTGCCTTGTCTGCGGCTAGTGCTGGCATAGCTACTGCCGCCATGTCAGAGCCTAAAGAAGCGCAGCTATCAGCCGAGCAGATTACAAACATACAGAACCCTTGGCAGGCGTTTGCTGTAGCGTTTCAGGGGCTGATTAGTCACGCATTTGAGATTGTCATTGCCGTCGGTGTGGCAACGATAGCCCTACCTATGCTATTATCTTATCTGTTAGGACGATTCAAACAACGGCCAGAGGATGCCAAAGCTATCAGCGGACTTGTTGAAAAGATTGGCAAGATGAAAGATGAAGAAACCCGTTAAGCGGAAGAAGTCTACAGTCAACGCAGCTGGCAACTATACCAAGCCCACCATGCGCAAGAACCTGTTTAAGAGCATCAAAGCAGGTGGCAAGGGAGGCAAGCCAGGTCAATGGAGCGCACGCAAGGCGCAAATGCTTGCCAAACAGTACAAAGCCAAGGGTGGGGGCTATAGAAACTGATGCCGATGAAGAAATCACAAAGGAGTTTGCGTGCCTGGACAAAGCAAAAGTGGAGGACAAAAAGCGGTAAACCGTCTACGCAAGGCCCGAAAGCTACGGGCGAAAGATACCTACCGTCAGCTGCAATTAAGTCTCTCTCGTCAAAAGAATACGCGGCGACCACTAAAGCAAAGAGACGCGCTACGAAAGCGGGTAAGCAGGTAAGTAAGCAGCCAAAGAAGATTGCAAAGAAAACCAGACGATACAGGAAGGTCAAATGATGCCGTACAGTAAATATTCCCCTAAGCAAAAGAAGCTGGCAGCTATGGCGAAGCCTCGCAAGAGGATAACAGGCGCCGACCTTAAGGCTGTTAAGAAAGCAAAGAAGCGGAAAAAGTAATGGCTAAGAAGGCAGACCCAAGGCTAAAACGTGCTGGCGTTAGTGGCTACAACAAGCCAAAGCGCACGCCCGGCCACCCAAAGAAAAGCCATGTGGTTGTGGCTAAGTCTGGTGATAAGGTAAAGACTATCCGCTTTGGGCAACAAGGCGTGAGCGGTGCTGGCAAAAGCCCTAAGACTGCAAAAGAAAAAGCGCGGCGCAAATCTTTCAAAGCACGCCACGCTAAAAACATTTCCAAGGGTAAGATGTCTGCCGCTTACTGGGCTAACCGTACAAAGTGGTAGGGGCGGTGGGATTTGAACCCACACATACTGATACAGAGAACAGATTTCTAGCCATTTGAATTACACCCCTAAAACAGTTTTGTGACTCCGGTATAATAACAATCCAAACAGGCTGTCTTTTTGTTGCCCAATATGACCCAGCCCCCTATGCTTAGACAGACTCTGCTGGCACAGTAGTCACAGTCAGAGTACCGGAGGCCCGAACTCTTTTTCTTTGATGATGTCGATTTCTTCTGCGGCTTGCGCCCAAATTTTTTCAAAGGCATCGCTTCTCTCCCTGTCAACTAGATTCATCATGCTTGTATGGTCACGGTTCATAGTGATGCCCATCTGAACATAGCTATGTGGCGTGTGTTCCAAGCATAGCAGGACAAATAGTTGCCTCGCGTCTACCTTGTCTTTGTTTCTTGCGCGACTGCGTAGTTGCCCCAGCGTGTAGCCAGTGACTTTCGTAACAACCCTGATAACATCGAATATTTCTAGTTCACGGCAAAACCGTTTCCAGAACCCATTTGTGCGCAGCTTTGTGTGCTGCCAGTTGTTTAAAACACGTTCAGACTTTTGTGTTATTAGCCCTGCGCTCTGCATCTTCTTCCCTCCTGTATGCCTCTAGCCCAGCCTTCTGGCACTGTAGGCTCAAATCAAAATACTGTTTTGCACTCATCTCCTTGAGGTGCGGAACTCCGTCTATTGTTATTAGCAGCCCGTCATCGCGGGCCGCTAACAATATCATTTTACTAATCGACTCCATTAAAATGGAATGTCATCGTCCAAGTTAATGCTGCTAGGCACATGCTTTTGTTGGATGGCCTCGCCGATAGGCTTCATGCCTTGCTGTGAGATACCATCAGAAATGTCATCAGTCCCATGGTACTCGACAATTTCACTAATTTGAACGCCTAGTGAGCCGTCATCATTCGGGAAAGCGCGTACTGAATACACCTTATCGCCTCTAAAGTGTAGGTCGGCAGGGGCGCCCTCCTTGTACGGTGTCCACTTAGAGTTGCTGTACTTAGCCTTGCCTTCCTCATTAGCAAACATGCGGATAGTGGTTACTGTGTTGTATTTACGAGCCATTTTTTTCTCCTATAGATACTTGGCTTCTGCGTCTTTAAATAGCTTCAAGATTAGTTCCGCGCGTTGTGGATTCCTGCCTTGCAGTTCCTTCAAGTGCGCTTTGTATTGCATGAAGTATTCGGTGACTTGGCTTTTGGTTTTACAGTTTTCTAAGCGCATGCGGACTTCTTTGTAGAAGTTGATGTCCTTATCTTCCTGTGATTGTTCCTCCGGGTTAGACACAGGGGGCGCAGGCGTTCCCGCCGGAGGTTGCGGGTTGGGAGATGCCGCCGCGCCGCCCTGATTCGATGAGTTTAACGCTTCCTGCTTGCGGGGTACAGCGTCCATCTCGTTTGCACTCGCGTATTCACCACCAGCTAGGCCAACACTGGCTAAGGCACGGCCAATGGCTGATGTCTCGCAGTTCTCAAGTGCAGACGTTTTATTGACGTTGCCTTGGCCCCGTATTTCTTCAGCTAGACCGGAGCCCACAACGCCGCCTTGGGTCATGGTTACGAGAGCCTGTACGACTACCCTTTGGCCGTCGTCCACAAGTATCTTTGTTTCGATACCCATATCTAGGCCAAACACAGTCCTGAAGGCTTCCATGCGGTGTACAACCTGAGTGTACTTCTTGCCACCGCGTTGCGTTATGCCATGAGACTTGTGAAGTTCATTCACCAGCCCCATAGCGTCTATTAGTTTACTCATACTCGCCTTCCTTCCATGCTGTGTATCTTGTCGAACAGGCGGTCCAAAGATTTAAATTCATTACGCTGCACACCGCCCATCAGGGTTATGTGCTTTGTAAGGAACTCAACCTGGGTTTCCAGTTTCTGAACGCGCTCATGCAGTTCATCAATGGCCTGTGTGTTGCATTCCGTTTCCGTCATTGTGTCCTCCATATCCTATAGAAACGCGCCTTACTTGCCCTATTTTCGTATTGTATTGAGGCAGTCAGGCTTCTCTTTGCTATACCCATGCCCAGTTGTTTCATAACTAAACGAACTCGCTTTGCTTGGCTTTCATCAAACAACATAACGCTGTCACCAATGGCCATGTCTTTTACCAAATCCAGAACGGGTCCAGTATTTGGCTTTTTGCTAAGCCTTGTCTTTTTTTGGTTAGCAGGTGGTGGCAAAGGGATGCCCTTATCGACTGGTATTTTGTAGTCGAACATGCCACCCCTGCCTTTAATGTAACCACCAGCAACAAGTTCGCTGTGTGTGATTACCAAGTCCGTCATTGCTGCACACTCTTTCCGTTAGGGAATCCGGGCTTCTTAGATACAGACTTGTTTACTCGCCAAAGGCGCGTGCCGTTTTCCTCTGTTCGCGTAGCTACACCCATCTCTCGTGACTGCATGGCCTTCTTGATACGGGCTAAAATCTTTTTGCACTGCACGAAAACGCTGTCTCCACACTTCATAGACAAAGCCAGTTGTGACTCGTCACTCATTTTTCTGCCTCTGCGTGTGGCTTTGCGTGGTGGGATAGGTACGTCTTTCTCGATTTTAAGATTAGTCATATTCTCCATGCCTCCTTAGCAATCTTAAGAATGTCAGGTCCGTGACGCTGCGACATCATCGCAAAATCCGGCTGGACCAAACCGAATAGCGTATTCCATGAGCCATTAGCGGCCCGTAATAGGTTCTGGATAACTAACCAGCGCCTTACAATGTCCTCGTAGGTTTGTTCTAGGTTCTCTGGCTTTAGGGCATCACAGTTGTCCTCATTGACAATGTTGTACCCGGCGCCTGTAACAAACAGTAGGGCGGGCTTATCGCCAGTAGCCTTCCAGTACACTGCCTGCTGCATCAGCTGTTGTGCTGTGGGTTCTGTGCGCGGTTTTGGCATGCGCCAAGTGCGGGTGCCGTCCTTCTTTGGCGGGTTGCGCAAAGGAAAAGAACATTTCAAATCTATCTGCTTGCCCTGCCCGCTGTAGTCTTGAAACAGCATCACAGGAACGTCTAGTCGTTCATCTTTGTGCCAGCGTTGCCATTCGCCCTCCATCTCGCCATCGCCAAAGTACTCTTGCAAGCCATCGACGGCATGCTGCGCCATATCAGCAATGTGTTCCTTAATTTCATCGTATTCCTCAGCGTCCTTACCGCCATCCCATGTGCGGGGCATATAGGACATGAACTCAGATAAACCATACCGGACAGCCTCAGCCATGCCTAAGCCCTCTGTACGCCCGTATATGGGGCTGTAACCATGCAAGCCTAAGTGATGGTCGGCTATCTCTTGTACGATTTGCCCAGCACGCGGACGCGCACCAAATGGAAAGTTCATTTTATATTCTTTACGCAGATACAGCTTTAAGACATGCTCGTCTATGGGCTGTGTTCCACCTGACGCGCTGTTGTGTGTGGCGCCAAACGGTTGCCGATAGTCAGGAACCTCAAATTCCATGGGATACCTCCTAAATACATCTCCACTTATGTGGGTAGCACGGGTGTTTACAATGTGTCAACTTTTTTGGTAAGGTTTTTTTATGGCTACGATAATTTTTACATTCGATGAAGAAGTTGAATGCCCTGAATGCGCAGGATTCGGCGAGGTTGAATATGAGTTTGAAGTCATCGACCATATTAGAGGCGGTGAGATTGTTGGTATCGTAAAGGAATGCCGCATGTGTGAGGGCAGCGGCGTCATTTATGTGGAGGGTGAAGTCGATGAAGATGGAGACTGATAAAACATTTATTTATCGGTACGCTCACCAGAATGAAAAGGTGCCAAAAGGCTGGACATGCAAACCCATGGACGGTTGGCACGGCGCCAACGGGTATGTGATATGGAGCAAAGAGATGACCAACGGACGCCAAAAAGGCGCAAATTTTGAGCGTGAATGTGCGCGGATGGTGTTTGAGCGCACCGGGATAGAGGTAAAAAGAGACCTTGAGCAATATAGGGCCAGCGACCATGGCGACTTGATTGGGTTGCCGGGATGGACAGTCGAATGTAAACGGTATGCCCGCGGCACAACGTGGCGCAAGGAATGGTGGCAACAGGTTGTTGCTGCGTCTAACGCAGCTGGCACTGAGCCTGTCCTAATATACAAGTTTGATAGATGCCCGATACGCTGTGTTGTCCGGTTGTCGAGCATATCCCCGGTGTATTTAGAAAAGGACAACGTAGCTGAAGTTGATTTCGACACTTGGTGTATGCTGTTTGCAGAAAGTATGTGTGATGTATGAGGTAATAACGGCAGTATGTGTAATATTCGGGACGTGGGGCGAACCTGTATCTAAATGCTGGATGTTTGAAGAAGTTGTTGAACAGCAGTTCGATACATACGAGGATTGCCTGGACTTTGCTGACTACCGTGAACATGATTTGATGCAAAGAGTGGGC